CTTGCGCTTTAGACCATGCGACAACGATTTCCGCAGAAGTTCCAGAAGGAACTACTGCACTGACCAAAGCAGCACGATCATTTGCTGTGCCGCTAGTCACAGACTGTAAAAGAATATCCATTGTTGTGCCAGTCGGATCGGCGGCGACGGTCGGAACGTGTATCTTAACAGAGGATAATGTACGGGTTTCTGCGCCACCGCCGACACCGACAACAACCTGCCTATTGGCTGCGGCAATGCCTATATCCATGCCAGTAAAAGTGTATGACGTTGTGTTGGCTGAATTTATCCCTCTCCCGCCATATGTGAGGGTCAGATCGTTCGAACCGCGAGCGCGCAGTAGGCTGGGGACTATCATCAAAGTCATTATGTCAGCCTTGCTTGAAGTGTAAACATCACGCTGTTTCCGGGGATGGTCGAGCCGACTTGCGTGATTTCGAACGATATCCGATCGCCCGCAACTGCCGTTGTGATAGAGATCACATCATTCGTGTCGTCGGCATTTCCTGTCGCGTCGATTTCCGGCAGGGTGCTGAATATCGTTGTCCCGTTCTTCTTGATATCAAATATCATCGCCGCACCGGTGGGCGCGGTTTCAGCATATGCCTGAATATCTTCGAACGTGATATCCCGCGTCAAGATAAGCCAGCCGTATTCCTGCACGGCGACATCTTCACCCACTCCATCGGCGTCATATCCTGCCGTGAAACCAATATCGTAAGCCCTCTGTTTGTTAGAGGTCGTGATCTCTGATCCTGATTTAGTGGTAAAATCCTCGTCTGCCACCGCCTGGGACCACGCGATTATAATCCAGTTATCCGGGCTCGCATCATCGGCAAACATAACGAATATCTCGCCGGCGCGGGCCGGTACCACATAATTTCCTGCGACACCGTTTATCGTATCGCTGCCGTTGCGGATCATGGTCAGCGTGTTCGCCGCCGTCGCCCGCATAATGCTGTACCTCTCGGTTTCTCCGGCAGCGGCGATCGACGGCAAGGTAAGATCGATATCCCCGCTGGTCGGGTCGCAGATAAACATCTTGCCGTTATCGGTATCCGCGACGATCGTGTAATCGCTGGATTTGTCTTCAATCGAGGTAACGAGGCCCGAACCGGCTGCTGCTGCTGCTGCCGCAGCGGAGATAGCCGCAGCCTCCTCCGAGTCCGCTGCCGCCAATTCCGACACCAATGCCGCCGCCGCACTGACCGCCGCCGCTGCCGCTGCTGCAAGCCCTGCTGGCGTGGGCGTGATGATGGAGAAGTTTGTACCGTTGTGGCGCAGACCGAAAATCCCCGCGACACCACCAGCCGCCGGGTCGCCGCCGTCGAGGGTTTTGATGGCGACCACGCCCAGGCCGTTGACGTTCACCGTGCTGGCGCCGGTATTGTCGTACAGCGCCAATGACCAGACCTCAAGCCCGACAAAATACGAGGCCGGCGCATAGGGCAGCGTGACAACGTATGCATTCGCGACCCCGGTATCCGGGCCGTAATTGATCGTTCCACCCTTCGTCTCGGCTTCGGTCGGCAGTTTGTCGAACCCGGCTTGGGCCGAACTGAAAGCGGAATTGACGTTGGCCGAACGCGCGAGTGTATTCCGGGCGATCGTGCTCTCATCATGTACAAAATATTCGTTTGTCATTATCTTCCACCTCTGACCTTGCGGCGCATGTTGTAATATTGTGTGAACCCACTGATGATGTAGGGCTCGGAATGGATAAGCTCTGAGCCGATGCCCAGCGATATATTCGTGCCACGGCCCGGGGTCCGCGAAACAGCCGTGCCGACGACCTGCGTATCCCAGTTGAATTCATCCCAGTTCGCCGCATCCCAGAATCCGCCGCCGCCTTCCAGATCGAACGAAATCTCTCCTACGCCGGGCTGGTCGGTGTTGCCGTATGAGAAGTCGGCCGTCATGTAGATGTCCGTGTCGGGCTCGGCCTCGATCTCGGCGTAAAGCCAAGAGAATATCTTAATCATGCCCGGGCTGCCTACATGATTGAAGGCAAAGCGCAGTGTGGCCTCGATCGCTGCACCGTCTGCCGATGTCCCGGCTTCGGCGCGGTACACGAATCCATCATCATCACCCAGGAGAACGACTTCCGAGCCGTCAACGTCTTCCTCGGATGTCGCGCAGCGCACGATGAAACCAAGCTGCATGGTGCTGAACGATGGCTTTTTGCCGCTGGCGTCCATGACCATGACGCTCGCATCCTCGTAAAAGCACCGATATTGGTTCTTCGACTTCACGCGAACGCTGCAAACAGTCTGCACTTCGCCCTTCTTCTTTGATTCGAGGAACGGCTTGATCGTCAGTGCCGACAATGTTGCAGCTTCGAAATCGCCATAACTCCTGACCGACGAAAGCTCGCGCACACCCTGCGTATCCATATAGATCGGGCGGGCAAGCATCTGGCCTGTGAACGGGTCGGCGCCGGCGTCATTCGGGTATTTGACGAATTCCCAGTCATCGATGCTCGTTCCGAACAGGATCGCGGTCTTGTTCCGACCTGTGACGACCAGCGTACCGGCATAATCGTCGAGGAAATTCGTGACTTCATCGCCCAGCCCGATCTCTGCCGCGCCAAGCACGGGGTCGAAGCTGTACGGCGTCGTCGTGCCGGAATGCTGGATGGATCCACCCGGGAAGGCGAGGAACAGGTGTTCTTTGAACACGGACACGCGCGAGGGGCGGTCTTCGGTCATGCCGGTAACGATCGGGGTGAAGGTATCACCATCCCATTCGAACGCCTGCCCGGTGCCGTATGCGGCATACAGGCGCTTGCCGTTCGTGGATCCGAAGAAGTTGTGAACGCGGAATGTGAACAGGCCGCCGGCCGGCATGACGTTTTCCGTGCTGTCAGCGGCAATCGTCGCGACATTCGAGGAACCGCTTGCGATATTCAGGTCTTCCGCCTGGAACGTGCCAAGCTGGCCGTACAGAACGATATACCCTGCCGCGTCGCCGTCCGAATAGGAGCCACTGGTCTTGATGATCCGCCGGACCTCCGCCGTCGCGCTCGATGTCGCACCGGTGACTTGATCGAGTTCGAGTATCTCTTCGCTGCCAGACGTGAAATCGACCACGCGGCCCAGATCCATTTCGACCCAGCCGGTGTGAGAACCGCGGAACATTTTGCAGGTCAGCGCGTCCTCTGTGTCGCGGAAACCGTAGCGGTCCCCCAAATAACTGATGGCCCCAAGAGTGGGGCCGGAACCGGGAAGGGCGGAAATCGGTAGTCTTGCGGTCGCAATTGCGTCTCGCTGCCATGTTTTGTCGTCGGTATCGTTTGTCGCCCCCCGCCGTTCCGCTACCCCGTCGCCGGTGGATACCGTTGAGAAAGATACCTGCAGGGGCTCATTGTCCTCGAACACATCGTCAAGCTGGGTGAGCACGAGATACCCCGCCGCAGTACCGGCCCCGTAGCTGCCGCTGGTAACGACTGCATCGACGAGAGCGAGTGCAGTCGCCTGACTGGTCAGACCGATCACTTCATCGCCCTCAGACACCGCCACAGAGCCCGCATCGAAGTTTAGCACCCAATACGTCTGCTTATGGGGCTCAGGCCGTCCGTCGACGCGCTCCCAGCCCGCCACACGCGCATAGCCTTGCGGGCGAGCTTCATGGTTCACGCAAGCAATCAGGGAGCCGGGCTGCTTCTCAATAGCCGGTGTGACCAGATCCATACCGCCGATGCACTTGACGCTGAACTCTTCGCTCATGCGAGGGGATCTCCCAGTTCAATCGGCGGCGTACAATCACGGATCAGGGATTGTCCGCCGGAACTGCGCCGGGCGCGGGAATTGGCGAAGGCCGTCATTGCCTCGTCATGTCCGTTGTAAAGCTCCAAGGCGTAATCAACGATAAGATCATGGAACCGGGCGGGCATAAGCGGCACATCGGCATTGAGAGCAAGCGTCTGGCTGTTGAGGCGGTACTCGCCCCGAACGGTGTATGCTGCGTCGGGCGTCGGCCCAAGGCAGAATTCCCCAGCCGGGGAAACTGCATATTCCGTAGGCCGGCCAGCGGTATGCACACCGATGTCATATACCGCTTTGAAGTTCCGCCAAGGCATGAACCGAAGCTGGTTCTCGTCTGCCTTGCCGGTCGCGGTCAGATAGATCGTCGCGGGATACCGACCCATCTGGGGATTATCGACCACCCACTCCGCGAAGCTGGTGATGTTCCAGCCTGCGGCGGTGTACCGAACCGTATCTGCTGCCGACTGTGCTTCGAATTCGCGATACATCCAGTCCCACGAACCAAGATGATTCTGGATGCGATTCCAAGCGTCGTTCACATACTCGACAATTTTCAGTTCTTCACCGCTCTGGTTAATAACCGTTGTCGGGCGTGTGCCAAAGATAGCGCCAGTTTCGCGCGCTACCTTCTGGCAGATTTTCAGATACGTTGCCATAACGCTTAGGCCGCTACGCGCTGCGACTTCGGCATTTCGTCCAGGCGGTGCCATTCCAAGATTGCAGCACGATCCGGCATTTCGATGACGTTGAACGGATAGGACTGCACGTTGCTGCTGGTTTCCTCGTCCGTTGTCTCGTCCGTTTCGAAGTGCGTCTCGACCGCATTGACCAGACCGAGATAGTACCGGTACGGCACGTCGATCGGCTTCTTGCGAGGCAGGAGCATGACGATGCCATTCACGCCGACCGGGATCGCGCGCTTGCCACCAGCGCCAGCCTGTTCGCCAATAATCAGCTTGACCTTCGGATCATTGGCCGAAATCACACCAGACTGCTGCTGGGCGATGGGCTCGGGATCTTCGGGGGTGTCCGCTGCGGCGACGGCAGGCGTCAGAGCCTCGTCCATCGAAGGTATGCTCTCGTCCGGTTCGTCGTCCTCGGGAACGGAGATTGTCGGCAGGAAGTAACACGCCGCGAGCTTGCTCTGGATGGTATCCATCCGGGCGTTTGTCGGGATGTTCAAGCCAATCGCTGTAGTGGCGAAATGCCGAAGCTGCTCTTCCGTCGCTTCTTCGATGGGAATTCGTTTCATTTTCGTCTCCTGAATGTTGCGCCTGAATCACTTTCCAGGCTATAAATAGACCGTTGATGCTTCTCCTAGCGTCAGTAGGGTGACGAAAGAGCCCCACCCCGGTTTGGACTGGCCGGGGTGGGGTTTTTCTTTTATCCTGATTACGCCGGGTCGGTCGTCAGAACGGAATAGATAACCTCGACTTCCGCCGTGGAATTTCCGCCGCCGCTAACCGTGAACTCGGCACCGTCATTGCTGATCTGCACCGCTTTGTTGTCGAGGGCGGTTTCGGCAACGATAAGCTCCGTCAGATTGCCGGAAAGCATCTGCGTGTTCGCTGCGGCGTCAACAAGGCCATCAGCTTCCGCCGCATCGAGCGTCGCACCGCCCGCATACTTGAGGATCAGGTTGCCGTCTGAGCCAGCGTCATCGAAGGCGGTTGAGACAAAGATCGTCCGAAACCGCCAGCTATGCACCATGATCGCGTAACCGGCGCCGGGAGCGGCAACCAGTTCGATGGGCGTCGCGGCGAGATTTTCCAGATTGGCCTGCGTAAGCGCGGTAAGCGACCGGCCCAGAACAGGCACGTTGTCGATACCGATGGGAGCCCAGTCGGCAGTGGTAAGGGCGGTTGCCTTGTACCAAGCGACTGCGACCGTATCGAGATACAGTTCACCGACATAGTTCGGGGTGACGGCGCCGATCGGCGTCACGATGCCAGAGACGTAATGCTCGCCGCGAGCAAGTGCCCGCAGGATCGTGTCGAGGGAGAGAAACTGACCACGGGAAGCGCGTCCGGCGGTCTGCAACATGGTTTTGTAGGTAAGGGAAGTCATTCGCGGTTTTCCTTATTTTGATATGAGGGGGCGGCCCCGAATGGAACCGCCCCTTTTCATTA